GAAATGCTGCTGAACGGGGGACAGCGCATCAAATGCTTTTTTCTGGGTGAATGCCGCCGATGTGATGTCGGCGAACGCCAACTTGGCCGTACCAAACACGCCAGCCAGACCCTCCATCGCGGAAGGGAGAGCCATTGCCAGCCCGGCTCCGGCCGCCCCCACTACCGGCGCGGTGGCTGCCAGCAGACCAATGCCGGTGGTGACCAGCCCCGCGGAGGCACGACGACCACCCGGAAGCGCGCCAGAGAGAAATCCGAACTGGTCGCGGGCGCGCCCGCCATCCTCGGCGCCCGTGCCGCCGCTTACTGCGCGACCAAGCGCCCGCTCAATAGCCTGACCAGCCTTTGCCCCTTCGCTCTGAGCTATCCGCGATCCGAACAGTCTCCCCATGAGACCTGTGCGGGTGCCTTCGGCGTCACCGCCCTGGAGGATTCCTCCGCCCCCACCCAGATCCTCTTGACCGAAGACGCGTTCCAGAGTGCGGAGGTCGGACTGACGACCGGCCCGCCCCATCATCAGGCCGCCCCCGGGGCCGCGCTGTGACTCCAGCATCAGCGCCCGCTGGGAGCGGTACTCCGCCTCCGCGGAGGCAAACCGCGCAGCAGTCTCTTCCTTGATCGCTTGATCCAACGCTGCGGCCATAGCCGGATTGCCGAACTCACCCGTGGAGCCGCGAACGTAGCTAGCGGGCTGGCCCCCCTGAAACTGGCCTCCTCGGAAGAAGCCCTGGAGGCCGAACTGAGACTGACGACGATTGAGACCGGCCTCCACCAGCTCCAGTTCCTCGATTTTGCGTCGCGCCGAAGCCGCTTCGTCGCCGACATCTTCCAGGGCGCGAGCAAGTACAAGGGCCGATGCAACACTCGAAGCTATCGTGGACTCGTTTAGACCGACGCCTTTGAGCGCCTCCCGCGACTCGACGGCGTCTCGCGCAAGATCGCGGAGGCTGGACGCGAATCTCCCAGCCTCCGCCTTGCTTCTCTCCAGCGCAGCCGCGTCCGCGTGAACGCGCCCCAGCGCGGCCTGAGTCTCGGTAGAGGTCGCCTCCAGATCCTTCATGCCGCGCCGCAGATCGTTGACCTGCGACTGGGCGATCTTCAGGTTCATAACGAACCCGCCGATCTCCGCCTTCAGTTCGGCAGTGAGGGTTGCGACCTCTATGAGAAAGTCACCTTCGCTTCCGCTGTGGCCTCATCGAGCGCCTTCTTCTCCTCCTCTGGCCGCAAAACGCCCAGCTCAACGATCCACTCGACGATCTCCTTGGACCCTGTCGTTGCGAGCATCTCGGCCACGCTCTTGCCCTGAGCCTCAGCTATCCGGAAGTACCAGCGGCGCTCGGGGTGGTCTCGGAGTTTCCCTCAACCCCGCCTTGATACTGCCCCATCGCGGACAGCTTCTCGACGGTGTCGATGATGGAGAGCAGCTTCTGCGAGCCGATCTTCATGATCCGGTCGATATCGCCGGGACGGAACAGCGGACGCCGATTCCCCACCGGTGAGGACGGATCGACGACACCCGCGAGCAGAAGCGCCCGCTGGTAAGACTTGACATCCAGCTCGCCCTTCTGCATCGCCGAAGCCGACTGGCCTACGATGTCAGCGCGAGCGTCGCCGCTGATTTCGCTCAGCAGCAGCCAGCCGATCTCTTCGACGTACAGCTCCTCTTCGGCCAGCTTCCCGGCCGCGTTGAGGAGGTCGTCCCTGCTTGCGTAGACCTTGCCGTTCGTGCTGGCATCGACCACAGGGGTCTCTTCCGCAACCGGCTCAGCGGCAGCGGCCTCACCCTGATCAGACGAGGACATACGACACTCCCTTCTCGTTGAATGTGATGACTTGCTGGCTCTGCTTATCGGCGGCAGTCCCTTCTCCTGCCAGTGCCCCCAATCCGAGCGGAAGCACGACCAGCGCAGGCTCCCCCTCAACAAGACCAGTGAAGTGGGGATGGAGTTTACATTGGTCGAGGATTGCGGACGCTCCGATCATTCGACCTCGCCGGGGTGCCACGCTCGATTCAAGCAGAGGCGGGAGAGGGGGCGGCGTTTCGATCAGCACCGTCCAGCTCTCCGCTGACGCAACAGATGATAAGGGGCGAGCTACTCCCGACCCCCGGACTGAGAGGTCGCGCAGACAACGGGAGAACGAGACGCGGCCAGTCTCGGGGTACAGCTCCAACGGAAGGACTTGATACCAGGTTCCATTGTCGTGGGCCTCAAAGGAGAAGGCTTCATCTTCATCCCATAGACGAAGCGTCGGGTCAATGATGCGGAAGTCCCAGCCGTCTCCGCAGTCCTCGAACGGTTCATCAAAAAAGGAGCAGGGGTCGGAGGCGAGGAACAGCTCGCCCCCGCTCCCTGTAATGCGACCGGCTATGGCAGATGCTGTAGCGAGCCGGTTCCGACGTAGGTGAACTCGGCGGTGATGAGCCCACGAACGGAATCGGCGACGCTGATCTGCGTGATGTTCACGGTGCCCTCGAACTGTCCGCCACCCGGGGCGGTCTGCATGATGACGACCACCGGGTTGCTGTTCATGTAGGCGGTGAGGAGCGTGAACTGTCCTGTCGTGTCCTGGACGAAGTCGTAGTAGCCACTGATCCGCCCCTGCCAGCCACGCAGGCCGGGAACGAAGTGGCGCCACGAATCTCCAAGGACGGATGCGTCGTAGTTGTCGGCATCCATCTGGCAGGTCCAGTCGCTGACCTGGGCAATGGGCACGGTCGGCGTCCCAGGGATGTAGACCGAGCCCCCTTTCCCAGCAAGTGCGACTTCCGCCATCGAAACCTCCCCTAGCTAGCTAAGTGATTGCGCGCAGCCCGGAGTATCGGCAGCGCTGTCAGCGAGCCAGGTTCTGGAACTGAATGCGGAAGTTCTGGGTGAACTCATGCCGCTGCTTCACGTCGCGTCCGATGTACTCCGGACTTTGCTGCGCGTCGATCAGAAGAAAGAGCTGGTCCGTGGGGCTGTTGATTCGCGTGTTGTTGATCCCTTGCAACGCCCCGTAGATCGCGTTCGCAGTTGTGTAGGCGCGGTTGTACTCGCTGATGTCGTCGCGTACCCGGATCTGAACGACGGGGTTGTCGATCTTCGATTCCTCCTGTCCGCCTCCGGTCTGCCAGATGGTGGGCGGGTAGCCGCCGCGCTCGAAGATCGCGACCGCCTGGTCGGGCGTGTCGGGCAGCAAACTGACGAACAGGTTGATTGTGCCCGCCCCGTTGAAGTTGCCCAACCCCTGGGTCTGTAGGTAGACGGCAAGCTCAGTACCGAGAGACATCGTCACAGCAGCTGCTCCCCACTCGCGGCGACGCGCCGCTCGACAAGGGTGCGCCAGTCGATGAAGGCTTGCAGCAAAGACGGCCCCGAGATCGAGTTCAGACCCGCCATCATCGTTCCGATGGTGGGGCCGTAGTTGGCAGAATATTCGTAGACAGCATCCTCCAGGAACTTCGCCTGTGTCGGCGGCTCATGGCGCTGATCGAGTCGCTCGTGAACGGGGACGGCATACTCGGAGGCGAGATGGCCGGTCTTCTCATTGCGCTCGAAGCCGTAGCCGTAGCCGACAACGACGTAAGGGTTGCCTGACATGAACTGGCCGAGGCTATTTCGCGGTCGCATCGCAGACAGGTTGGAGTCGTCCACGCGGGCGGAACGGCGGAGCGTGCCGGTGTCCTCTGGGCACAGCATGAGCGAGAGAGCCAGGATCTCCCTACCCGAGATGTACATGCCAGCTTTTGCCCCCTCCAGGAGCTGATTCCCCGCGACCAGGAACTCCTGGCCTTCGAGCTGCCCGAGAGTGAACTCAGCCATCTACTTCAGCGAGAGCATGACTTCGACTAGCCACGGATTCCGGTTGTCGAAGTTCGGCCCGTAGAACGGGTTGATCGACGCTGGCTGGAGGCGCTGCGCCGCCGGGTAGCCGTAGACAGAGAATCTGTCGTTCAGAGTGAAGAGACGAGGCTCCTCATCGTCGCCGTTGAAGTACAGCGACAGGCTCGGAAGGATCGGCCACTCGTCCGGGCCGCGCATCATCTCGTACCCCTCGGTTATCGAGCGCTGTTCGATCCAGCAGCTGAGCGTCAGCCCGGGAGCGAATTGCATCTGGCCGTAGCCGTCCGGGCCGCTTGACACTTCCCATAGACAGCTCTGCGTCAGGAGCGCAGCGACCTCCGGCGGCAGAGAGGTAACAGCGCCGGACACTAGATGTCCTCGTCTACCGGGTTCTCAGAAACCGCAGGCCCGAGCGAATCAGACGTATAGCCGCCCGTCCACGGGTTCTCCTGCATCGTGCGTGTGAACGCCGGAGCAACAAGCGCGTCGTTCCCCATGATGCTCAGCTTGTCGGCAACGTTGACGCCGCCCGCGTAGGGAACGACCGTGCCCATCGCTTTGGCGCGGAGACTCTTCGCCATCTCGAAGTACTGCTGTGCTGTACGAGAGTACTGAACTTGCATGGAGCGGCCGAGTCGAATGTCGGCCTTGCTCAGACGTACGCGGGCAATCAGCTCGCAACACCGTGCCGCCGCCGCCCACAGATTGCGCTCCTGCGAGAGCGCCCAGGTGATCTCCTCATCCTGCAGCTTCGGGTCGCGGGGATCGGTGTCCCCGATCTCCAGCCGAATCTGGGAGACGGGGTTGGTGTCGAGTCGAGAGAAATCGAAAGTCCAGCTCATGGTGAAATCTCCAGTAGCCCAGAGTCCAGGACGGGAATTTCAGGGTTGTCTGTGATCTTCACGAAGATTTCATACAGACCGGTCACAAGCTCCAGGCTCGTCCCGGGGCCGATCAGCACGCGCGCATAGTACCGACCCGAGATGGTCTCCCAGCTACCTGCAACGAAGTCGCCGGAGGCGGGAGCAACACCAGGGGCAACACACGCGAACGCAACACTGTCGCTCTCTGGATCGACCACGATTCCGTTCACCGTCGCCGTGACCGGGATTTTGATGTACTGCTTCGACGCAGAAGGGCAAACGATGTCAGCGATGGAAGTAGGCATCACTAAGGATTATCGCCTCCGCTGCCGCCGGGGCGGCCAGGGCGCCATCCCCCAGCCACACCCGTCGTAGCGAACCCGCCGACAGCTTCTCTCTGCTTCCAGCTGGGCTGGGGTGGAGTTGCGTCCCAGCCGCCTGTCCCCGGCCGTATCTTCCAGCCGTTCGTGCTGGAGCCGCCGGAGAACTCTGTCCCTAGCAGGAAGGCAGTTGAGACAGTGGCGAAGCCGAACGGGGAAGCGGACAGCGGCCGGACGCGCCCGACGACAGCCGTGACCGTTGCGAAGCCAGTGGTCTGGGCCTCGATCAGTCGCAGGCCGAGAACCTCCGCAGTGACATCCGCCGAGCCAAAGGACGATGCGACCAGCGCGCGGGTGCGGACAATCGTCGCAGAGACGCTCGCCACTCCGTGTGTGCTGATGGAGAAGCCCCGGTTACGGACAAGGGTGCAGCTAACGCTTGCCGTCCCCGTGGTGCTCGCCGAGATCGGGCGGATATGGCTCACCGCGACGCTCACGGAGGCCGTGCCGGTTGAGGATGCGCTAAGTGCCCTTGTCCGTACTACAGACGCGGAAACAGTTGCGACCCCGTTGATAAACACGTCGAAGGTCTTGCCGACCGACACGCTGGCCGCGACCGTTGCGACTCCGGTTGAGCTGGCTGCGCGTGCGCGCGTCCGGACGATGGAACAGGAGACAGACGCGGAGCCGGTCGGCGTGGCCGTCAGGGCGCGGAGACGAACGACCGAGCATGTGACTGTGGCGGTGCCGGTGGCGCTCGCAGTGAGCGGACGCACCCGCGAGGCTACGGCGGTGACGGTTGCTGTACCGACCGCAGACGCGCTCCGAGCGCGAACGCGAACGACGGAGCAGGTGACTGAGGCTACGCCTGCCGAGGCAGCGCTGATCGAAACAACTGCAGCAGGGAGAGTTGGGCGGAGAACGCTGCGCCGAATAGCTGTCTGGCGTACAGCAGCTGCGGTGGGTCCGCGCAGCACGCTTCGGCGGACTGTAATGAGTCGCGGGAGGGAGACAGCAAGGGGAGTGATGACGGCGACCGACGCTGAAACGGTCGCCGCGCCCGTCGCAGAAGCGGAACGAGCGCGAACCCGGACGACTGCAGCCGAGAGGGAGGCAACACCGCTTGTTGAGGCGGAACGAGAGCGAACCCGGACGACCGAACAGACAACTGACGCCGTCCCGGTAGCTGACGCGCTTCGAGCGCGAACCCTGACGACAGTCGCGGCAACAGTGGCGGTGCCAGTTGGCGAAGCACTGAGAGAGCGAGTGCGAACTACCGAGGCACTGACTGTGGCCTGACCGATGGGTGAGGCAACCAGGGCGCGAACCCGGACGACTGAACAGGAGACAGTCGCCACCCCGATAGAGGTGGCGGTGAGCAGCTTGATATGGGGAGAGACAACGGTGGCCGTAACGGTCGCCGTTCCGGTAGGTGCGGCGACAAGGGCGCGAACTCGGACGACAGCGGCTGAGACCGAGGCGACGCCCGAGATGCCCGCAACGGTTAGAACGGTCTTGTCGGTGTCCGCCCAGAGAAAGAAGTCGCCAGCGACACCGTCTCGGTCTGCTACCGACCGCAGACGGAAGTTCGGATCAGCCATAGCTACACCGCTGTTAGCAAGTTGGTCGAATCACTCACCGGCGTGGCCCCACCTTTATACGCGCGGCCAAAGTAGACCGCGCCCACGCGAGGGAGAACCGCGAGCGACCAGGCTCCGGTGCTGGCGTTACTTGTAACTGTGCCGACATAGGTGCTGGTGTTGTCGCCGTTGTCCATGTAGATGTTCACGATGCAGGAACCGAGAATCGCACCAGTATTGTCCTTGGTTACTCCGGAGACAGTGACTGTTTCGCCACCGGCCGTCGGCAGCAGATTGCCCTCGGCGATGGCGGTAGACCACCCGAAGCACGTCGTCAGCGTTCCACGGTGAGCGAACATGATCTGCCCGAGCGACGAATCAACCCTTGTGGCCGCCACGAAGAGCATGTCCTGGGTCGCCGTCGGGTCGAGGTAGAACACGACCTTGCTCGCGCCCGAGCTTGACGCAATCGTCAGGGTCAGCGCCGACGTTGCGCCCGTCCAGTTCATCGCTGTCGTGCAGCGATACGTGTTCCCCTGCGTCAGCGTGTACGTCTTGGCCGAAGAGGCGATGGCGGTGTTCGCGAGCGTGCCCGCGATGAAGCCGACGTTCCCCGCGAAGGTGGTCGCCGCGTTCGGAGTGGTGATCGTCGTGAACGTGACGGCGGTCGTGTTCAGAGTCAGGGTCAGCGCAGCCGTGATCGTGAGAGCGCTGACGGTACAGCTCGTCCCACCGACGATGGTGCAAGCCGACGCGATGCTGAGCGTCCCCGAAGTGAGGTCTACATTGTTCGCGAGCGTCAATGTCGGCGTCCCCGAGGCCGAGAAGAGCACCGTCCCGGAAAGGGCGGTGTCCCCGTTCACGGTCACCGGGGTTGAACACGCAGCAGCCCCCTGCCATGTCCCGCCACCCGAAAGAATCACAAGTGCTGCTGATGCTGTGGTTAGCGCCCCCGTCACGGTGAGGCTGGCAGTTTGCAGGGTGCCATTGCCGACGCTCGTCAGGACGTTCGCGTCGGCAATCGTCGTGAGACCCGTCGCGACCAAAAACCCGGCGCTTCCGCTGACTGAGGGAAGCGTGACGGTCTGCGATCCGCTGATCGTCAGGTTCACACAAGTGATGGTGGTGTTCGCCCCCGAGAGGATCGTGCTCGTCGTGTTGGTCAGAAATAGGTCCCCGGACGTGGTGAACCCAGCGGCCAACGTGCATGTGAATGTTGTTGTGCCTCCGATCTCGACATCCTGCGCTATCGTTTTCCCGTTCGTTGTCCATGTCCCCGCAGCGATCATTCGTAACTTGTTTGTGGTGGTCCCCGCGAAGGTGAAACCGGTGGTGGTGAACGTGATCGACCCGGACACTGAGAGCTGCACGTTGAACGTGAGTGTCTTCGTGTAGCCGTTGATCGTCAGCGTCTTCGCGACCTTCGCGACGGCAACATCGAGAGTGCAGCTGTTGCCGTTGCCGTTTGCGGTGAAGTTCACATCGTCAGTGGCGGCGGGAATCACACCAGCAGAACCACCGCCGTCCGACGCAGACCAGGCCGTCGTGTCCGACCAGTTCGTTCCGGTGCCGCGCCAGAACAGCGCCATCTCAGTTCATCAGCCTTCCCGACGCGGTGATCTTCGGCGGCCAGGTGAAAGAACCAATCTTGATCGAGAATGCGCGCTGCTTGTTCTTCTCCGCGCGCCGCTGCAATTCGGTTACGCGCGCATCGACCTCCTCGTCAGTCTCGCGGCGTTTGGGGTACTGGCCAGTCGTCATCTCTCTAAGGAGTCGCCACCAGCAACATCACCCGGCCCGCCCCCTGACTGGAACCAGGGTCAGTACCGTTTCGTACATCGGGGACTCCGTCAGTGACGAACATCAGCAACGGGTCGGTGGTGAGGAACACGAACGGAATGATGCGGTTGATCTGATCTCCGGTCGAGACACAGAAGGCGTCCCGCTGAGACGCCGTCAACG